ATCACCGCCAGAGGCTATGGAGTTACCTGCGTTGACACCTGCGCGGAAGTTAGAGGTTCCTGCGGTAGCCGTGATGATGTCTGCTCCGTCAGCAAAAGTAACATCTGCTGCAAAGTTTGCTGCACCGTCTACATCAATTGCGTCTAAGTTTGAAGTACCATCTACATCTAGATCGCCATTAAAATCTACATTACCAGCTACTGTTAAAGTTGTAGCCATGTCAACAGCACCATCAATGTCTACGACATCTAGGTTAGCGGTTCCATCAACGTCTATGTCGCCTGAGATGTCTAGTGAAGCTACTGTAGCTGTACCTGTAAGCGTAGGTGCAGTTAGTGATTTATTCGTAAGAGTCTGTGAGCCAGTAAGCGTTGCTACTGTACTATCAATAGCAAAGGTCACAGCGTTACCAGAGCCACTAGTATCAATACCAGTACCACCAGTAAACGTGAAAGTTTCTGAGTCTAAGTCTATGCTTAGTGCGCCACCAGAGTCTGCTTGGAAGTCTAAATCTTCAGCAGTAATTTGTGCATCTACATAAGCCTTAACAGATTGTTGAGTAGGCACGAGCGTAGCACTATTTGAAGACATATCATCTTCGTCTACAAAAGCCGTGATAGTAATAGTACCGTCAGATAAGTTAGCGTAGGTTATGTCACCTGCACTAGAACCACCAATTGTAACACCGTCTATTGTCCCACCATTAATATCTGTAGTAGTAAGCACAGAGCTTGCTAGTGTTACAACACCCGTAGAGTCTGCAATAGATCCTGCTGCAGAGCCATCTTTAGCCTTTAAAGTAGTTACTTCAAGATTTGTAGTATCTACTGTAGTGGCATTAACTGATGTAATGTTACCTGTAGTTGATGTAAGTGTAGTAATAGTAGTAGCGGCAATAGTCCCGCCTTCAACTTTATCACCAGAGATTTGATCATCTGCAAGAGTTAATGTACCCGCTGAAACATTTAAAGTTTTTCCTGAACCTACTGTAATGTCTGATGTTGCAATCGTTGCTCCATCAATTGTACCGCCGTTAATATCGGCTGTGTCGGCTACAAGGCTATCAATATTAGCTGTGCCATCAATATATAAATCTTTCCACTCAGAACCAGAAGCACCTAAGTCATATGTGTTGTCAGCGCTAGGTAGTAAGTTAGAAGCTACGTCAGCACTAAAAGCTACAGTATCTGAAGCAGCATCACCAAAAGTTAAGTTACCAGCAATCGTTGCGTTGCCTGTAACAGTTAAATTACCACCTACACTCAGATCACTAGAAAGTGTTGTAACTCCTGTAACACCTAGAGTTCCAGCAACCGTGGCGTTGACATCGACATCCAGAGTATCGACATGAGCTGTTCCATCCAAGAACAAATCTTTAAATTCAAGTGAGGATGTCCCAAGATCAATATCATTGTCAGTGACAGGAACAATAGCTCCATCTTGGATACGAATTTGCTCCACTGCTGATCCACTGACTTCAACGTATACTCCCCATCTGTTATTCGTAGCGTCTACTACAATTTTGTTATTAAAATCTAGATCACCAATCTGAGGAATATTACCGCCTTGTCCTGCGCTTCCATCATGTCTATGTCCAGTAGAGCTATCACTACTAGAAGAATATGAAAAAGCATTAACAACTTGATTATACTCGTTGTTAAATAACGAAGCTGTGATTGTATCTCCGTCTGAAAATGAACTTTGTCGCGTATAATTCTGGGCCATTAATTTATCTCCTACCTGCTGGCATATAGTCTACATAAACACCGTTAACAGCGTATGCTGCTTTTTGATCTTCACTTGAAATCCTAAAGCTACAAGTGTTGCCTGAACCTTCTAATGTTATTCTTTCCATAGGGTCACTTGTTGCTCCAAAGGTTACCGCGTTAAAAGTAGAAGTTCCAAAGATAGCAGGTAGAGCAATTGTAGAAATACTACGTGCTTCCGGCTGCGGTACTGCTGGATCTTCATAGTCATACCTAACTCTAAAGGAGGGTAATACTTCTCCTTCAGGACTAAAAGAAACTCTTGCATACTTTAAAGTTTTTCTAGTTCCTACATCTCCAAAATCAAAATTAGGTGTTTCGTATACGGCAGTAATATCAATGGCTGAACCAGCACTATAAAAAGAATTACCGCTTGTATGATTATAAATATACCCGTCTTTATCTCCGTGATATACTTTTTCTATTCCATCTGAGTTTAAATCAGAAATAAAGCCTAAAGCTTGAATACCTAATGTCTCTGACCAAGCAAAACCATTAGATGTTAAAGTTCCTATAATTCCTTTAGCAACTGTAGTGCTTTCACCAGTTTTACTATAGAATAATCTATATTGAGACTTACTTCTTAATACACAACTGGTAAATATAAAATCTTTATCAGTAACCGCTTCAGAGATAATGCTTTGAATTTGTCTACTTACAGAGCTTAACTCTACGTCACCAATTCTCGCAGTACCTGCAATAGTACGTACACCGTCAGGAGAAAGGAATAAAACGTCTCCTCCGACTTCTTGAATGCTTCCGTGAGAAACACAACCTACGTTAGTTGTAATAGGTGTTACAGCTACCGTGTTAGAATCGTTAATGTTAGAAAGCTTATGGATACTGTTCTTACAAAAAATAATAAGATCGCTACGGAAACTAGCAAGACCTACAACAGCATCGGATATTACCACACTTCCTGACCCACTACTACTAAAACTATCTATATCATTTGTTCCACTATAATACACTGTGTTTTTAGATGAAGCATCGCCAGCAACTACAAGATGTTTATCGTGTATAACTCCTATTGACGGGCTTACAGTACTGCTTACTGTGATTTCTTTAACAAAAAATGTACGAGTTGATAAAGCTCCAGTGCCTGTCATTTGAAATAAAAACGGCTCATTGGCTCCATCACATATAATAATTTCACCGTAGTCAGAAGTACCTTCGTAAATAGCAAACGTACAGCGACCTTGAGAGGTTCTAGCAGCAATTGAACGACCTGTAAAAGTACTGTAATTATCTCCGCTACTGTGTACAGAAGCTCTATTTAATTGTAGCCAAGTATCTTCACCATCTATGCTAAAAAATATTCCGGTGCCTGAACAAACAATAACACCGTCTCCATATATAGCCATGCCTAAAACAGCATTATCACCATTAGGACGAGTGTCACCAAATAAAGAAAAACCGTCTATGCGTCTATAACCACCGTCAGGATCTACTTCAAAATTACGAAGCTTAGTGGCCTGTCCGGGCTGCGCCAACATCTCTAGTTGGTTTAGGTTGACGTTTAGTCCACCCTTGCAAGAATATCCCCAAGGTTGTGACATTAGATAAATCTCATTCTATCGTCTTTGAAGTATCCGGGCGTAGGTTCCATAAGATGTAGCTTCATAAGCTTTAATCCTCTCTTATAGTCCTCTAAAGCAAATGCAGCAGCTTGACTATTTTCTTTAAACTGGTGCATAAAGTATCTTGCTCTAGCCAACAGTACAGACTTATAGGTATCAGGAAATACAATTGCATCTCCGTAAGCATCAAGCTGTGTTGGGAGATCAAAAGCATAGTACCAAATACGGTATACTTTATCTGGAATAGGGCTTAAGCCAAACTTACGGCTGTCAGGGCTTCTTACGACTCTACTAGGTACACCATACTGTTGAGTATCTGCATCATCTTGATTCTGAGAAACTCTAAAAAAATCTTTCCATTCTTCAGTAGTCGTATATTTAATATTGCGTATAGTGTAAGGAGCTGATTCTCCTGAAACGCCTACAGTAGTTAAAAGAAAGTTATCCCAATCAATATAGCCGTAGTCTGTAGTAATGCTACTAGAAGCAGCTTTAAGCTCGTACCAGCGTGTTCCTGCTACAGTTTCTACATAAACATTACCATACATAGGATCAGTTTCACCGCTTTCACCTGTAGATAAAAAAGGCCACTGAGGTTCTTCATTAACAATGTCTAAGTACGCTCTGTTAATACAATCTTTAGCATGTTGTTGTACGCCAATAGCATTAGCAAACGTAGAAGAAGTTAAAGCAACTTCATTCAGTTCGCGTAGTAATTCATTTGTTAATTGAAGAAATGTAGTAGCCATTAGTGTGCCTTTTTAATTGGAAAATCGACCGATTTACTAGATCCTTTGTGTGGCTTGTAACCCTCTTTAGGGTCTTTCATTATTTTATAAGACTTACCGTCTTTCATCCAATGATAGCCTTTAGGAGCGTCTACTTTCATTGCATTGTATTCTTTTGAGTTTTGCTACCACATTTCTTTTCCATATCAGCAATAGAAGCATAGCCGCCTTTGTTGTACTTAACTTTACCACCACCCATATACATTTTTCTTTTCATCTGCTTTTGCATCTTATCCACCATCATTAGTCTTGCTCCATGCTAAAAGTTTTAGAAGTTTCTCTAGCTATTTCTAATTCACTCTTATTACCAAAGATACGATCATAATTTTCCTGATACTTATCCTTATCAAAACCCTTACGAAAACGACTATCCTTAGATACAATCGCTTTCCTAAACATTACTGGATTTTCATTATTGCCTATCTGTGGCATACTAAATTCCTTTGTAAAAAGATTGGGGGGCTTTTACACCCCCCGTTCTTATTAGTCGATTCCG